AACAGGCGTTCTGGAATGCTACCAAAGATCACCTTTTGGGGTCAGCTGAGGCACAGCTGACCGATCTTGGCAAGTTGCGTGCAACTAACCCCCAACCCTGGCGTGCAGCAAAGGCACTAGCAAGAAATGCTGTTAGTAAAGCACCAGGTGCAATCGGCGCTCACATGGGCGAATCGTACAAGAAGATGGACGAGACAAGAGGCATCCTAGATGTTGAAGGTTTCGCCAACAAACTTGAACGGTACATCCCTACAGAGCAGCCAAAGATTGAGCCCGGTATTAGACCAGTTATCTATAATGCACTAGTCGAGACGTTCGACGGATACGCTGATGCAATGAGAACGATAGCCCCTGTCAGTATCCAAGATGTTCACATCTGGGTACAACAGGTTAACCCGAACAAGAATTCGGGATGGCCAGACTTCACACCGGTAAGCAAGGACCAAGTAGTCAACGACTATTGGCCAGTCTTTCGTGAGACGATTGTTGATATCGTCAAGAACGGCAATATGGACGCACGTTTACCACCGTATACCGACAACGTTTACGCAGGCTTCCATCGAAGCCCTGACCGCCCCATTCACGGAGCGGGCATATTTGACAAGCTCATTGGCGCTTTCCTGAACTACCACATAGTTCAAGGACTCGCTGGTAACTCTCCTATTGCATGGGAGAACCTAGAGGATTTGTTCGCGAACATCGCTGAAGAACTATCCACTGCCGAGAGCACAATGCACGACGATTTCAAAGCATATGACGGACACTTTAACCTCGAGATGAACCAGATGATGATGGAAGCCTTCCTGGATTCTAAATTTCTCGATAATGCTCCAGAGCTTAGAAACGCATTTGAATGGTTTTGCCTTAGACTTGTAGACGAGTCGGTTTGGTTGCAAATCAGCCCGACTCACCGCATGAAGATGCGGCCAGCTCTGTTCTCCGGGACACCGGTGACACAGTTCTGGGGATGTATCCTTCACGATGCATTCTATCGCTGTCTTAGAGACGTCTACGGTTTAGGAATCATTGGCTACCATATCCTGTCTGACGACGGGATGGCTGCCATGGAAGAAGGAGCTGCTACTACTAGGAAGAATGTGGAGACAATTGTGTCTGATCTGGCCCGTGGAATAGGCCAAGAGATCAACGTTCCTAAGTCGTATGTAGCTGACCTGAGCATAACCGCGAAGATGCACGCAGACGTAGATATTATCACCCATGACATGGGACCTTTCTTACAGTACTATCCACAGATGGATCCGGACCTAACTTTTGGCAATGTGCCACGTAAGTTCTGGTCCCTGCACGAGAGAGAACGTGACAGTACGGAAGCCACACGTCAAGTGTTGCTCCTGCAACACGCTCCTTCTCTTGCGAGACATACTGTTGGTACTGACAGAAAGCAACTTGCTGGGTGGGTCGCTGATCTACACAGATCAATAGATGTAATCTCAACGATTCGACCACGCTATCCAAGAGCTCGTGAAGTTTTAGTTTGGTTTGCGAAAGTATATCCGAATTTCTGGAAGAAATTCGCTAGGTTGTTCAAAGCGGCTGATGAGTCACTTTGGTCTGAACGTTCACTCATGGCTGGTGGCACGCGTCAAGCGGGCGACCAAAGATGGGTGGTGGACTTCTACCGACGTTGGGAACTCGAAGGAGTTATCCCACGGACGGTGATCTAGTCTTG